CTATTCGCGCTCCAGTAGCGCCCACACCCTGGCCGCTTCGGCGAGCTCAAGCATGTCAGAAAGTACACTGGGATCGATCTCGTGGCGCCGGCAGGCGGCATAGGCCATTTCCTCCAGCACGGCGGCGCGCCCATCCGGATCTGTGACTAAGGCTGACTGGTCACTCAGCTCATCTAGCCAGGGCTGAGGGATCCCCATCAGGCTACTCAACACGACACCACCAAGACTGTGAATACAGAACGCCGTCAACCTCTTCGAAGCCAGTGATGTTCATACCGAGCTGTGCCATGCCGTTGACGCAGGCATCGTGCAAACGAGGAATGATGTCCCCGCTCGGACTTGGATTGAAAACCCAGGCTTCAATGCATGGACGCCCAAGCACCTTGCTGTGCCCGTACTCAATGTGCACGTCTGCGCGCAGCGGCTTGATCCTCTTGAGCTGATCGTTGGGGATGACGACACCACGCTCTCGGCGGCGAACAAGGAGAAAGTACATGCGACACCATGACTGTATATGCATACAGTATTTGAGCATCCGAACGAATGGCCTGGCCAGTACCATCCGGCGGGCGGTCCTGCATGACTAGGAAAGGGTGGGCTGCTCCAATGCACTGCTCTGCGAGTCGTCTATATTGAGCTGGGCTTGGATGGACCAAGCGAAACTAGAGGACATGAGCATGGCTGATGATCTGTCGAACCGCGGGCCACAGGACCGCTCTCGGATCAATCTGAGCGAAGACTGGGAAGTCCAGTATTGGACCAAAAAGTTTGGCGTCACCAAGCAGCAGTTATCCGATGCTGTGAAGGCCGTAGGTAGCAGCGCCGACGCTGTGCAAAAGAAGCTTGGCAAATAAGGCTGCGGGTGAGTCAGAGCGCGAGCGTGGTATCGGTCGCGCTTCGCTCTGCTTTGTGGTTACTGCGAAAAACAAGTCTGCCTCGGCGAGTCAGTGACGGGTCAGCGGTTGGTGCCCCAGCGCATAGAGCTGGTATTCGGTCACAGCTTGGAAAGCAGACTCAGCGATTACCCGAAGGCGCTCTACCTCCTCTGCCGAGACTTCGGCGGCCTGAGCATTGTGGTACGTGCGCAGGGCCTCAATTGCCTCGCGTATCAACGGCTCACCCGCCTCTATCATCCCCTCGATGGTTCGCTTCACGGCTCTGTCCTGTTGGCTTGACCAAGGCATTATAGGACGCCTCACAGGCAAGGCTCGCTACTCGGGTTCTATCATAAGCTGCCGCCAGCTCTCGATTCGTTTCGACAGACCTGTCGAGCAGTTCGGAGAGCACCATGGCGGCGCGGCGGGCTGTCTCGCCTCGAGCGGCAATGGCGGGATCTTGGCCGGCACAACCGACGGTGGCAGCGAGCTTTCCGGCTTCGTCGCGCAGCCGCTGGCCAGCAGCATCAGCCCCAGCAGCACCGGTTTCAGCGATCGTTCTTTGTTCCTGAGCATGCGCCCTCACCTCTTCATGTGCCGCAGTGCGGCGCTGTTCCTCCTCCCGGGCGCCGCGCTCGCCCAGCACCTCGGCCAGGCGATCACCGCTGTCCCGCTGTGCAGATGCCGCGACAGCCTCGGCGCGCTCCACCGATCGCCCGTGCTGGTAGACGAGCCAGTACGACCCGACCACGGCCAGCAGCGCGATCACTCGAACGCCCCAGCCGCTCACGCAGCCTCCAGGAACAGATCGCGCTCAGCGGCGCGGCGGCGGACCAGGCCCGGCAGAACCTTGCCCCCCGCCTTGTTCCACCGCGGGAACTGCTCAGCGGCGGCGGCATACTCCCCGGCATTGAGCAGGCGCCGCAGCGTCGACGACTTGAGGTTCGCCGCGCCCAAGTTGTAAGTGAAGCTGATCAGGGCGTCCCACTGGTTCTGGCTCAACGGCGCCGTCACGGCGCGCTGCACCTCCGGCTCGAAGCGCTGGACGTCGTTCAGCAGCATGCGTTCGGCCTGCTCCTTGCTGATCGACATCCCGGACTTCACGCCCCGGGTGGTGCCATAGCCGATGGTCCAGACGCCGACGGCATCCTGATAGGCCTGCAGACGCAGGCCCTCGAACGATTTAATGAGGCTCAAGCCGCGTTGCGATGTACGCATGGGTTTTCTCCAGACAAAAAAATACCGCCCCATAGGCGGTTCGGTTATGTTGCGGTCCGGCTATGCCGGGCGGGTTGGCCGATGATCAGCCTGCCGGTCACCCTCGGTACCGTCCTGCCATTTGCGGACCAGGCCCCGGTAGCACAACCACTAGGGGCTAGTGCCGGGCTTTTCGTTTGCTCCTCGCCGACAAGCGCTCCATGCTCTCCTCCCCACTTGGTCTACCCTTACCCCTTCAAACCACTCACATGAAGGGTGCGAAGATGCCCGCGGATGAGAAGCGGAGATTTGCTGAGGCGCTGGAGCACTGGGCGGAAGCTGTAGATGCGATCCGCGCCCGGGATCGGGCTGAGGCCATTGCCCGCGTCGAGGAACTGGAGAGCGCCCGCCTCATGCAGATTTTGCTCGCCAGCGCACTAGGGGTGCACCACGCCGGGAAGCGCCGCAGTCAAGGGTGAGCGTCGGATGTAAAAAGCCCAGCGCATGGCTGGGCTTAGGACACCTTCTGAGTATCACTCTCGCGGAACGTCTACCTGATCTGGATTCTCGCGCTGCTGCCCCATCCCTTCATCTTCTTCCTCTTCGTCCATGAGCGGATCGTCTTCCACCGAGTCCGGTTGAGTCGGATCATCTGGGTCTCTGCCGCCCTGCTCTCTTGGATCTGTGCTCATAGCTGCATACCTCGGAAGGAATTGCGGGGTACCACAGTTCATTCGAGATTCGCTACTCCACAGCCGTTCGTTTTGTTTATGTCCCACCGGTCGCCTGGACGGGCGCCGAGGCGCTGTCGGCTATTTCTCTGGCCCGAGCTACACCCCACAGCATCGCCGTGGTCATCGACTGGCCAGGCCTGGTCTCATAGGCCTCTTCGTGCAATACATCGCCATCCTGGCCATAAAGTCCGATGAACATTTGAGTGGCGCCAACCCGGGAAAGACGTACCTGCACATCAATGGTCGTTCCAGAATCAAGTATCTCGGTGTGCGTTCGGCAGTGAAGCTGGGCATCCGCCCAATCCCAATAGGTGGAACCTCTCGTTCTCATTTCGATCTCCAATGGATGAGATCTAAGTAAGGCACATCAACGTCATGCCCTCTAGCCCGCCTGTCAGTATCATTGAACTAACTCCCACTTTTGTAATTTGTTGGTCATAGAACGCTCATTGGCTGAGAGCGGCAAGCCATTCCGGTGGCGTCGGACGCCCCGGCAAGTCAGGAAATGTCGAGGATTCCGGCCACTTGCGTAGCGCGCTGCGGAACAACTGAAGTTCGCGGTACTGCTCGGAGGTCAGCGTGGTGCTCGCTTCAAACTCCAGCTCGTCGCGATGGCGCGTCACGATTGAGTCGGTCTGCAGCAACTGCTGATCACGCCACCGGCGCTCACGCTCGGCCAGCACCTCATTGGACGGCGGCGGCGGTTCCGCTAGCTCTGGCTCGCCATCAGCGCCGGGCACGATCACTTGCCCTTCCTCGGTGCCAGCGCACAACTTCGCTCGATGCTCGGTGCTCACCTCCAGGGCGTCGGCGGGCATGGTCAGGTTGTAGGACGGAGAGAACCACCCCGCGAGTTCGAAACTGTAGAACCACACCGGTTCCATCGGCCCCGAAGTCAAATCGTCTTCATGTCCAGTCATCAGTATCCCCAAGCCATCCAGCTGATGTATTGATTTGCCGCCCCGGTGGTGGTCGACACGTCTTGCGTGAGACGCAACGTTGAATTCGACGCAAGCGTCGCATAGGCGCTGTAGTTGCCCTGGTTGTTGGCCGTACCGGCCGCCACAGTAGCGAGGGCACCTCTGCCCATGTTGAAGGTGATAGGCAGCGTGACGTCGACCGACGACTCCGGCGCGACCAGCGTCGTCCCCATCACCAGAAGCAAGCCGCCAGTGCGGTCAGGAATGCGAATGAAGTCCGGTGCACCAAAGTTACGACGGGGTAACAACGCTTCGACGGCCTGGTTAATCAGGTAGTTGGTGTCGGCCCTGGTGTAGACATTGGCCACGTCGGCCTTGCTGGAGGGGTCGAAGTTTCCGCTATGGAACAGCGCTCGCCATTGCCCGGTTCCGTTGGTCTCTACCCGGCGAACGCAAAAGTGATCATGCGTGACGGCCCCCAGGAACTGGATGGCCATCTTCCCGTCCGGGTACTTAATGGACATGCCACCGGCGTAGCTGATACCAACCGGCTTATCCGTCGTGGCATCCGCTGCCGCCAAGAAGCGGGTATCCGTGATATCTGCCATCGCTCCGGCCACAACCCCCGGTACACCGGTTACCCCGCCCAGGTCGGAACTCCCTCCCACCACGCGGCCTGCCGAATCAACAGTCACCTTGGCATACGAACCAGCGGCGACCACGCGACCGAAGGCCAGGGTAAACGTCAGCTCAGTGACTCCCACCGTTATAGGACCAGGCGTGGCCAACTGCCAAACCGAGGGACCATAGGTGGTGCCTGCGGCCACCGCCACGACCAGACCGCCGCCGACATCGCCACCACCGCTGAAGTCATCGGCGCGTCGCCACGCATTGGCTTGCGCGAGCCAGATGCCGTTCAAGGCCTTGCTGGGCTGATCCTTCACCAGAACGCGATCACCGGCTGCGAGCTGCACACCGTCGATCACCTGCAGGCCATCCAGGCCGATGGCGGCCGTGGTCGCCACCCGCACCGCTCGCTTGAAATCTCCCGACAGCATGCTGCGAATCGACCGCAACAGCTGGTCATGTGACGCCTCATCGGGTTCGAGGCCTGCAGCCTTGATGACGTTCACCAGCTCTTCAGTAACGCCGTTGCCCCAAGATGCCGGGATCAACGATCCAGGCTGGCCGGTGGTGGTGTTTTCGTCCACAAAGCGCCCGTCCACCAGGCCGGCGCCTGGTGTGCTCTTTGGATAATCCATGTCATTCCCCGTACTTGATAAATTCAATCGCATGCGCCGGGGCGCTGCGTCTTAATGCGCACTCCAAGGCGCCGCTGGGATTGCCCCCGAACGTTTCGCCGAAGTAGGCAGCACCGAAGCGACGCCCGAGTCGGCGACGCGGCCCAGTGTCCAGCGTCCACATGAATTGAGCTGCCCAGGTGCCAAAGCGGGCCGAGCCGAAACGCGAGCGCCCAAAGCGCGGCGCCCGGTGTTCGATTACCTGGGCATTCGGATACCCCTGGGTGATGGCCAGCTCTACGAAGTAGGCCCGCGACTGGCCCCCCACCTCTGTCAGGCGACGGCGCACAGCAAGCTGACGATCCTCGAACTTGGGAGCCTCGCCCATGCATGGGTCCGGCAGGAACATCACCCGCTCCCAGTCAGGCACCAGTTCGCGCACGGTGTCGGGATTCGATTCGGCCAGCAGGTCCTGGGCACGCACGTCCTCGACCGCGAGCAGCTCGGCACCGGCCAGCAGCAGCTGGTCAATCCCGCGATTGAACTCCAGATCCCAGGCAGGCCCTGGCGGCAACAGGCTGCGCAGCTGCGCGTGGTAGTCGGCGGTGGTTCTCAACGCCATAACACACCCCCATAGGTGAGCAGCTCATTCGGTGCCGCCTGGACGTTGCCCGCCGGGCTCAGTACCTGGTGGTCGCGCTCACCTGCCGCCCCACTGATCGCCTCCCGGACATGCGAGAGCAGCAGCTCGGCTCCCAAACCGGATTCGCGCTGATGCAGCTCCACGAGCTCGGCCTCCACGGCGCGGCGCACTGCAGAACTGTCGGGGCTCACCTTGATTTCGTACTGCACCGGCTTCTCAACCGGAGGCAGCACGTATACCTCTGCCGTCACCGGGCGTTCCTGCTCGATGTACTCCTGCACCACGGCGCAGGCTTCGGGCGTGGGAATCGGGTCGATGTCGTTGTCACGCACAAAGAACACGCCCACCGTGCCCGGCCCCATCCAGCGTCGAACGATCCAGGCCCGCGTCACGCCCGGCACTTCCAGCGCCCAGGTCTCGTAATCGCTTTGACTGCCACCGTGCGGAATGACGCGGTACGAGCGAATCACCCGAGCGCGCAGCGCCTCGATGCTCTCCTGCTCGGTACCGCCACCCAAGCCAGGGGCTGCAACCTTGGCCACGTCGTTGACGCCGAGCACCGGCGAAACCAGCCTCAGCGTGACGCCCGGCGGGGTGTTACCGAGTTGGCCTGGTTCGACCGCTGCGACTTCCAGCGCGACGCCGGCAGCGGCCAGGGTGCCGCCGATCACTACTCGAAATAACAGGCCATCGTCGCGCTGCAGTAGCACCCCGGCATCGATCACGGCTCCGGGCGCGCCCGTGAAGGCTGCGCTACCGGTGGCGGATACCGCCGGCAACCGATCACGCTTGAGGCGGGCCGCCGCCATCCGGCGCAGGGTGTCTTCGTCAGCCGTGTCCGGCAGGATCTGGTCAGCAATGTATTTCTGTTGGCCGTATCGCCCGTAGGACGCAGCCGCCAACACCCGAGCCAGCACCTCGGCATCGCTGCGCTGCAGCGCCGTGGAGCCCGCCAGCGCCGCTTGCTCGCGGCTGATCAGCTCGGGCAGGTTTGGAATATCAAACGGCATGTATCACCTGCCATAGATTGTCGAGTTTCAGGTCCACCTGCCCGCCATCGCGTAGGCTGATGACGACGGCAAGGTCGAGTCGGTCGATGCCCCGGGTAACGGCCACAGCCACGTCGGAGACGCGGCCATCGTCCAGCATCCAGGCCAGTGACTCGCGGGCGAAGGTTTCTGCGTCTCGCAGCGTGGCGTCGGTCAAGGTGCGCCGGCGCAACTGCCACAGCCGCGAACCAATGCGGTCATTCGCCACGCTGGGGAAACTGTCACCCCACCAGCCGTGGCGCTCGTTGTCATCGAGCACGTCGTCAGCCTCGGCGCGGCGCCAGGTCAGCAGGCTGATCACCGCTGCCCGCCGCCAGGCGCTTTCGGAGGCGTCATCGAGCAGCGTCATGCTGCCCCCTCGGGCTTGGCCGTCAGCTTGTCGCCCACGGCAACACCGCCGTGCAGGTGGTTGATCTGGCTGATTGAGCCGGCGATCTGGTCGCCGGCCGACACGATGCGGCCGGTGGTACGGATCTCGGGGCTGTCGATCTCGACCGCCGTTGCCGCATTGATCTTGAAGGTCCGGGTTGTCAGCTCCACCACGTTGCCGCGCTTGAAGACCAACGTGTCCTTTTCGTCGGTGTAGATGGCCACCTCCCCGGCCTGCAGCTCGGCGATCCGGAACTGACGGTCGGCGACGCAGATGACCACGCCGTGGGAGCGGTCGCCGTTGAAGAACAGCGACAGGCCTTCGGCGCCAGGATGGGGGTGAGCGCTGAACCCGTAGGGTTCGAAGTGCTCCATGCCGTCTTTCACCTCGTCGGCGTGCAGCCGCATCTGCAGGGTCTGCATCTGGCTGCCGGCGTTGACCAAGGAGACAACGCCACGGGTCACCAGATTGCGGATCTGTCTCAAAGGGTTCATGGCGCGGGCTTCCAGTCAGCGGGGATCAGGTACTCGAAGTTGTCGGCCTTGCCGCCCTTCTTGAGCTTGCGTGCCTTGTGCGGGTCTTTCGGCTCGGGGTCGAAGCCATCGGGCGGGCCGACGGTGATGTTGCAGATCGTGCCGGCGTCCAAGCTGTACTCGATCTCACTGATCAACATGTCGCGGTCGATCCCAAGCACCGGGTCTACGATGCGCACCAGCATGTTCGGCAGCCACAGCGCACCGTTGGACTGCCGCCAGCCTTGCACCTGGTACTTGAGGGTCAGCGCCTTCCCCATTCGGTTGCCGCGCTCCCAGTTCGCCCGCGCACTGGCCAGTTCCGGCGTCATCTGCCCGCTTTCATGGATCAGCAACACCCGCCTGCGCGCCGCTCGGGGATCGGTGACGGCGGCCTTCACCTCGCTTGCCTGCTCGGCGCGCTCGCCATCGGCGCCGGAGCGCTGCCCGGTAACCCGGTACTCGGAGAACACCCCCGAGAAATCCAGATCCGCTTCACCGCTCAGCAGGTTTTCGCCCAGCACCAGACTGTCGACGGCATGGCCGGCGCTGCCCGGCTTGATGATCACCAGCCGACCGCGTGGGTCATCGGTGGACAGCAGGCGCGAGAGCGTCAGCAGGCGGTCGATGGATTCGAACGTGGTTTCCCCAGGCTCGATGGTGTGGTCGGCCAGCTTGCCGGTGTCCGGCACCTGGCTGCGCACCGCGATGTTGTAGTCGCTGGCCAGCGAGGTGACGATCCGCTGCACGCTCTGTCCTTTCCACTGCCCTGGCTTGTTCACTGCAGAGCAGTCCACCAGGTCAGCGGTCAGTGAGCGGCCGCTGATCGAGCGCGTCACCTGCCGGGCGTCGTAGCGTACCGGCGTGGCGAAGACCCAGCCGGTCAGCACCAGGTCTTCGCCGATCAGCACTTCGCAGCGGTCACCCTGGCGAATCGGGATTTCTTGGGCCTGGCCGGGCCACTGCCACGTCACATCGAGGCTGAAATCCCGGGCTTGGCGCTCGATGCCGGCGCCGATGCGGACTTTCTTCCAGCCGCCATAATCCATGCCGTTCACGCGCAGCGTGACAGCGTTCAATGGGTTCATTCGTTACTCCTGTGCGACGCGCAGGGTGTCCGCCGGCAGGAAGCCGGGGTGTTTCACCGTGTTGCGCGAAACGATCTCGTCGGCGCGTGTGGCATCGCCATACAGCCGGTACGCCAGCACCACCGCCGGCAGGCTTTCTTTTGGGGTGACATCGACCAGGCGCACACCTGCCATGGCCACCTTCGTCAGATGAGCGCGCAGTTTCTTCTGGGTGCTCTGCAGCACGGCGAAATGCGCCGGCGGCGCGGTCAGCCCGGCTTGCCAGATCGCATCGCTAAGCGCGTCACGCAATGCCAGCACGGCGTCGGTGGTGGGCACCTCGGGACGCGTGATCGGCGTTCCCACCTGCTGCTCAAGCGTGGGCACCCCGGGCAGCGTCACCGGTGCCTGCACCACCGGCATTTGCGCGGCGATCTGCACGGCCTTGACCAGCAGCGCGTCACGTACCAGGTCGCGGGCGGCCTCCACGGCAGCCACGGTGGCTTGGCCACCAGCAGGCGGCGATGCCGCAGTCAGACCTGCCGCCGCCGTTGTTGCGTTGCTGGCCTGGCCGGCCAACACGGTAAACGCGGGCGCCTGATCCTCGTCGCCCGTCCACCGGCGGCCATCCCCGAAACCGGAGAACTGCGCGTCGACCATTGTGGCCAGGTTGTCGGGGAAGTTGGCCAGCAGGTCGGCCAGCGCCTTGACCGATGTGATCGCGCCGGCGATCTGCCCGAACTCACCCTGAATCGCCATCTGCACACCGGCGATACCGTTCTGCAGCTGCACCGCGGCGATCCGCACTCGGTTGACCACGGCCATGGCGGCCCGGTAGCGCGCAATCGCCGAGTCGAGCCAACTCTCGGACTGGTCTTCCAGCTGTCGCGAGGTGTTGGGTACACCCACCGGATAGCCCTTCTCCCCGGCCTCGATAAAGTCCAGCTCGAAGCGCACCATGCCACCGGCCTTGCGGTCGTGCGATACGTCGCAGCCATCGCCGGCGGTGACCTGCATGCGTCCGAACCAAGGGTGTACCAACTCCCCGGGGCCAGGCTGGTTCAGCGCGTGCAGGAGGTTGTCGCGCTGGAAGAAGCAATCGTCTCCGATGACGAAGGCGGTCAGCTTGACCCGTAGCGTCTGCGCGCCCATGTCTTCCACCAGCGGCTTGTCCCGTTGCGGGTATTCGTGCAGTTGGACACGGCGCCCTACCGGCGTTGAATCGGCGTCGACAAAGAAACCCACCCCACGGAAGGACGCGGGGTGCAACTGATCGCGCCACGTTTGCTCAGCCATGCATCACCTCGCGAGCGATCGATAGCCGACGTTCTGCGAAACAGACACGCCGGGCTGGTTGGTCTTGGCTTCCTCCACCCGCATGCCGGGTGGGGCGTTTTCGAAGCGCACCGCAATGGAGCCTTCCAGGCCTTGCTTCTGACCTTGGGCTGCCTGCTGCACGAGGGAGCCCGGTGCCGGCCCGCCCGGGGCACGCAACAGGCTGGCCGTGCCCACGGCCGGAGCCTTGAGCAGGTCGGCGGTGGCAGGAATGCCGAGCCGGGTGCTCATGGCCTGCTGCTGGGCCGCCGCCTGCTGGCCCGCATTGGCGGCCAGCAACGCACCATCGCCCTGCCCTACGGCCTCACCGTTCCTCACGTTCTGCGCATACGCAGCGCGCTGCATAGTGGCGGTGATGCCTTCGCCTTTGCCTTCATCATCCATGCCCATGAACTTCATCATCGGCTCGATGAACTTACGCACCCTGTCCCAGATGCCCTTGAAGAACCCGACGATGGGTTCCCAGTTCTTCATGATGAAGCCTAGCGGCGTCCAGGCAGCAAACTGCTTGAACAACTCCCAGACCGGCACGGTGTAGGCCTTGATCAGCTCCCACAGTGCCTCGAAGAACGGCCCCACGGTGTCCCAGTTGGCAATCAGGAAACCGGCGGCAAGCGCGATGCCGCGCACGATCATGCCGATAGGGCTCATGCTCGCGACCCCGTTCATCAGGGTCAACACTGCCGTGGCACCAGCAGTTGCCAGGCGCAACACCGTGAAGCCCACGGCTGCGCCAAGGATCCCCTTGATCAGCCCCGGGTGAGCAGCCGCCAGACCGGCAACCTGACTCACCAGCGGGCCAACGAATGCAAGGAAGTCGTTGAGCGGCGGCAGCAAGATCGAGCCAACCGAGATACCCAGCCGGGTCACCCGGTTCTGCAGCAGCTGCAGGGCATTGGCCGTGGTCGCCGCCCGCGCCGAGTACTCCGCCTCCATGGAACCGGCGAACTTGCCTTCGGCACCGACGTTCTTGAAGTTCTTCTGCAGCGTGTCGAGGCTGGTCAGCAACGGAGCGATGGCCCCCACCGACTCCTTGCCGAACAGATTGGTCAGTACCGCCGCCTGTTTGCTCTTCTCGACCTTGGCCAGCGTCTTGAGCACCTTGTTGATCGTGCCTTCGCTGTCCTTCTGCATACCCTCTGCGATCTCATTGGCATCCAGGCGCAACGCCTTGTAGGCCTCCCGCTGAGACTTCGTCGCTGCATTGCCAGCGGTCAGGGTCAGCATGAAGTTCTTGATGCCCGTGGCGGCCACATCCTGGGCAATACCCACCCCGGCCAGGGCCGAGCCCATCGCCGCCAGTTGCCCGGCGTTGACCCCGGCCACCTCGCCCAGCGGGCCAATGGCCGTCACGATGGCGGAGATCTGCGCCGTGCTGGCCGCGCCCGTATTGCCCAGGTAGTTGATCTTGTCGGCGAGGGTGACAACCTCGGCCTGGTTCAGGTGAAACGCAGTCCGCCACTTCGCCATCATCTCGCCCGATTGCTCGGCGGTCTGGTCGAAGGCAACCCCCATCTTCACCGCGTCCTCGGCGAACTGGTTCAGCTCTGCCCGAGCGATACCCGACTGACCGCCGGCCGCGACAATCGCCGCAATGCCGTCAGCCGCCATAGGCAAACGCTCGGACAGGTCGAGCACGTCGGTGCTCATGGCCTGGAACTGCTCGGGCGTTTCGAAGTCGACGACCTTCTTGACGTCGGCCATGGCGCTTTCGAAGTTGATCGCCGCCTTGACCCCCATCACGAACGGGGCCGCCATGGCCCCGCCCTGGACTGCATCGGCGAAAGTGATCTTGCCAAGCCCTGAGGCGTTGATCTGCTTGCGCAGCGTGGCCACGTTCTTGCGCACGCCGGTCAGCACCGGCGAAAGCTTGTCGACGCCGGTGATCAGCGCCTTGAGCTGGAATTTATCCGCCATCCCCTGCCCCTACTAGTGATTGAATCCGGCTCGCGTTGGCGTAGCCCTCCAGCAGGTCGTCCAGCGACCAGTCCTTGACATGCTCGGGGCTGAGCTTCCAGTACCAGGCGAGGTCGTAGACCAGCTGTGTCAGGCCGCCGAGGCTTCCTCCTTCGCTTCCTTCTTCTTCGGGGATGCCATGAAAAAACCGGCCAGCGCCCAGGCGACGGTGTTGAGGTCCATCACCTCCAACTGGTCAACCGAACTGCTGGGAATTCCGGCACAGACCACGATGTACTTGGCAGCCACATCGAGATTGAGGCCAACCGACTCGTCCTTCTCGATGCGGTAGGGCAACTGGCCGATTTGTCGGCACTCTCGCGTCGTAGGGCGGCGCAGGGTCAGCTCGGTAAGCGGCTCGCCGTGAGCCTGGATGGGGGTGTCAAGTTTGATGGTGGTGGTCATTACTGCCAGTCTCCCGAAACGCCTTCGAAGTTGAGTGAAACCTTGCCATCGTCGCCGGTCACGTTGACGTCATCGACCGTGTAGGCGCCGGACAGCACATAGCTGCTGCCGTCCTTGAACTCGGCGGTAATGGTCATGTTGGTGGCCTCGGCGATCTTGGCGAACGGGAAGCCCGGGGTTTTAACCGCGTCGACCTTGAGGAACGGGGCGCGATCTTCTTCTTTGAAATAGCCAGGCGTGATGGTTTCGCGCTTGACCTTGGACAGCGGCGCTTCGACGCCGCCAGTGATAATCAACTGGGCACCGTCCACTTTGATGTAACAGGTGCCCGCGACTTTCTGACCCATAAAAAGCCCTCATGAAAAAGCCCGCACGCGGCGGGCTTGGGATAGATGGGACGCGGATCAGGCCGCGTCGGCGGGGTATTGCAGGCGGAACTGGTACAGCAGCGCGAACACGCGCAGCTGGTTGACCAGATCCGGCGGATACAGCACGTTCAGGCGGTTGGGATTGGTGGTGTCCCGCTCCACGATCAGGTTGGCCTTGAACGCCTCGGTGTTCTCCACGATGCCCAGGCTTTCGAGGTAGCGATAACCGGCAATCAGCTCGCCACGGATCACCAATGGCGTGACGATGGCCTGGCCAGGCCCGAAGACCGTGCCGTCGTTGGCCAGCTTGTGACGGCCGTACTTGCTGGTGATAATGCTGGCCAGGTAACGCAGCACGTAGGCCGTCTGGTGCAGCGGTTCGCTGTCCAGAAACGAATCATCGACCTGGCCGTAGGCGTTCTTCTGGTAGGTAGTCACGGCGCGCTGCAGGCGCATGTAACCACCTTCGTAGTACGCCGTGCCGATGCCGTGACTCAGCAGAGATTGGCGCTCGGTCAGCATGAAGCGCTCGCTGGACTTGGCCGGATCCAGCCCCGGCAGTGTACCGGTCTGTGTCGGCCGGGCCGGGTCGGCACTGATGAACACCGCCGTGCGCGCTGCAACCTGCGCCGCGACCACCCACACCGGCTGCGGCACGCCGGTTTCGAAGCCGATGATGGTCATGTGCGGGTCGTTACGCTGACTACCCAACGCGACCAGTTGGCCGAGGGTGCCGCGCTTGGCGCTGTAGACGTGGCCCCACAGCTGTTTCGACCAGGACCAGCGACCGCTGTTTTCGTCCATGGCGTCTTTCCAGGCGTCCAGGGTGTCAGCGTCAGTCCAGGGTTGCGCGCAGAACTCGAACGGCTCGTCACCCAAGGCTGCCAGCAACGGCGCCATATCAGGGCTGCCCACGCCGCCAGTCATCACGGCGACGGCCAAGGTCAGCCCCTGCGGGGTTTCCTCGCCATTCGCCCGCCCCAGGCGGTTCAGCTCGACGCGCACATCATTGCCCAGCTCGCCCTTGAACTTTGCTTCCAGGGTGACCACCCCACCGGCAGCCGTCGCGGTCACCGGCAGGTCGAGCATGGCATTCACGCTGGCAGCAACTGCCGTGGCCACCGCTGCCGCGCTCATGGTCGCAGTAGCCGTGGTGCGCACCCGGGTTCCGCCGATGTACAGATTGACCAGGCCGGCGGCAGACGCCGTGCCCGTTACCGTAACGGTAGCCTTGGCAGTGGCGCCTTCGCTGACCTTCACCGGCAGGCACCAGACCTCCCCCGCCACGTCGATGGCGCGATGGGCCGCGAACATCGTCGCCAACATCGAGCCAGGGCCACCAATTTCGACGGCCTCGGCCTGCCGGGACACCAGCACCAGACCACCGATCTCGGCGCTGTCGGCATCGTCGTTGACCTGGCCGACGATCAGCCGCCGCAGGGCACCGGCAGCGCCGCTATTGGCCATGCTGTTGTCGACCTCGGCATAGAACAGCGGCACCTTCAGGTCGCTGGGGATGAAGCTGAACGGGACACTCATGCCTGGGACTCCTTCGCGGCCTTCTTGGTTTCGACCGGCACTACATCGCCTGCATCGAGACGACGTTGCCAGTACGCGTTATGCGGGACCGAATCCCCCGCTTCAGGCAGCAACACGCCACCCTTTTCCGGTATCGGGCACGCACGGCCCGAGGCCGGCTTGACCTTGATCTGTTTCATTGGGGGAAGTCCTCGTGAATCTCGAAATCGATTCGGCCATCAGGGCCGACGGGTGGGTGGCTGTCGACACGAAGGTTGAAGCCCTCCAGTGCCGGCAGGCCGGCCAGCTGCCATTCCTGCCAAGTCTGCGGCTTGCCTTCGCCGGCCTGATCCCAGCGGCCGAGCTGAAAATCGGCATAGAAGCGATAGCGGTAGACCATGCGGTCGCGGTCGAGCAGCAATAGCTGGCCGCCGTCGTACAGCAAAGGCCCCGATTCGTTGTCGGGCTCGAAGCCCACCAAGACGCGCCACACCTGGGCGCGCACGTCGTGCAGCACGTCGACCACCGACTGCCCGCGCTCATCGTCGGTCGGCAGTACAACGCAGACGTCGATCACGTCGCGAACAGCCTGGGTGTAAACGTTCTTCGCTTGCGGCTCATCGGCCGAATCGCCAACGGCGATCACATAGGCCGCCGGCGGGGGCATCTTGGCGCTGTCGGCGGTCGGATCCCAATCCAGACCACCAGCCACGCGCCCTTCGAAGCCAGGCGCATAGGCGCGCAGCTGCTCGATCACAGGCGTGATTTTCATTTCAGGTACTCAGTTGAGCAGCGCGGCGGCAAAGGCCTGCTGCAGGATGCGTTGCACCTCGGCGCGGCTGTCGACCAGGGCGTCGGTCATGTAGTTGTCGCGGGGCTTGATCCGCCACCCGCCCCCACTCTTGCGGCGCACGCCGTAGTGCAGGTAAGCCGGGTAATACTCCTTCATGCTCGTGGTCTTGCTGGGTGCGACACGCACCAGAAATCCCGAGCGCGACACCTTGTAGCCGATGGAGTCGGTAGTGGCCCCACTCCTGTTGACTGGGTAGCCGTCCTGGCCACCGCCGAGCGCCAGATTCATCTGCGCCCGGCCGGTAATCAGTTGGCCAACCTTGCGCATGCCGGCGCGGATCTTTCGCTTGTTGAAGGCCTCTTGGTCGAACTTGTCGAAGCCCTCGACATGCAGATAGCCGTCAATCGAAACGGAGTTGGCCACGGCCACCTCCCGCCGGCGCATTCGCCGCCTGCAGCTCCTCGACCTCGATCACCGACCACACCTGCCGCCCGCGCATACCGGTAGCCCGCTTGACGCGGAACACCCGGCCGCCGGCGACCAGTTCATGCCGCGTGTCCAGGTCACGCACGAACCGGCAATAGATCCGATGCGTGATAGTCGTGCCGGTCTGCACCGACCCGGTGTAGGTGGCCGTGCCTAACGGCTCGATCTTGCACCAGCGTTTGGCTACCGGCTCGAAATTTGACTCAAGGCCTGCAGAGCCTTTTGGCGTGTCGCTGCGGATGCGCACCACCGCCCGGGTGCGCAGTTCGCCCGCTTCCGGCTCCCTCACAGCGTGAACCAGCGGTAAGGCTGCACCAGGGCGTCATAGGCCAGCGGCAGCGCCTTGGTGCCGTTGCTGGTCGACTCGGTGACCGGCTCGCGGTTGCGGTGCCAGTGGGCGACCAACAGCAGCATGGCCAGCGCCACGTCGTCCGTTACGGGTAACGCGTTCTCCGAAGCATCGAGCGGCAACAGCCCACGTAGGTAGGCTTCATCGCCGGTCGCGTCTGCCGGCGCGTCGGCCGGCAGCGTGACCCAGTACAACCGCCGGCCGCTGTCCTTCTCGACCTGGCGACGCGCTGCGCGGGCGTAGGCCTGCAGCAGCGTGTCTTCCTCGGTTTCGTCCAGCTCCAGCTTGCAATGGCTCTTGATCTGCTCAAGCGTCAGCATGGGCACCCCTCAGGCGGTCTTGCCCACCAGGTGCTTGATGGCGGCCGTGTCCTGCAGCACCAGGCCGAAGCGCACGAACGCCAGGAAGCCGACCTGGCCGTACTCGGCGTAACGCTCCACCAGGCGCTTGAGGGTCAGGCTGCGGACCGCGCGCAGCACCAGTTCGTTGAAGTCGCCGGCATACATGAATTTCTTGCCGGCGCCGATATCGGCGATGGCCTGATCGATCACGTACTGATGCTTGAGGATGGTGGCCGGACGGTCGCTGTCGATGCCGGGCAGCCACAGCGGACGGTTGTTGGCGTCCACCATTTCTTCCATCGCCTGCAGCGTCTTGTCGTTGAACGCCAAGCGGAACTTGGCGGCCGCACGATACGCCGGGTCAATGGAGTGAATCAGGCTGTTGACCTCCTGCCAGGTAAAGGCGGTGGCCTTGGCCGTCATGGCACCTTGAGGGGTCGAGTATTCCAGGCCCTTCGGCTGCGCCGGCGCATCGGCGGTTTCGCCGGTACCGGTGCCCTGGACGATCAGGCGGTTACGGGTACGCGACACGCGCTTACCGATACGGCCGGCCAGGTAGCCTTCCATGTCAATGCCCGAGTCCTGCAGCAGCTGTTCAGAGACGCGGATGATCTTCGAGCTGATGGTGTGCGACCCCATGGTGCCCATCCCGAACTCGACATCCTTTTCGCCGGCGGGCTTGTTCTCGCCGATCAGCTCGCCTTCTTCCTCGCCGCCGTTGCTGGTGGCCCAGGCGATAGGCGCGCCGTTGTCGGTCTGCAGCAGCTGGCACACCGAAGCAATACCGCCGTAGGTCACCAGCGATTCGATCACCTTGGCCTGCAGGGTGGTCGGTACGGTGAAACCGCCTGCCTCGTTCGGATTGGTGCCTTGAGCACGCATTTCCAGAACCACGGAACGCTGCTCGGGGGTCAGATACTCCAGGCCGCGACGTACCCAGTTATCCCAGGCGCTGCGCTGCTCAGCTTCCGCCTCGTTCTTCGGCGCGCCGGCCGGACGCTCACGGTCCAGACCTTCGACAAAGCTCTGATCCTGGGCGCGCAGCTCTTCTTCACGCTCGATCTTCTCGCGCAGCCCCTTGAGGTCGGCTTTCATGCCTTCCCACTTGGCGCGGACTTCGCCGGTCCAACCGTCGTCCGGGGTGGTGTCATGCAGCGAGCGCATTTCGGCCGACAGCTTGTTATAGGCTTCTTTCATTTGTTGCAGGGTCATAGCTCCCCCTTGGGATCACAGTTCAGTTAGGTCAAGCAGGCGCTCGCGGGCCTCGCGCTCAAAATGTGCGCGGGCTTCGTCGCCTTCGGTTTGCGCCTGCTTCCAGGCAGTCAGGGAGCGCTGGGCAGCGCTGGAGTCGGGGTAAGCCGGGAACGCCACCGGCCCTACGTCGCGCAGCTCGGCGATCTTGAAGATCGTGCGCACGATCAGACCGTCTTTCTCCTCGTGCCAGGTGTCGCCACCCTTGGCCACGCGCATGGCGAAGCTGCTGCCGCTCATGTCGCCACGGCGCAGCGGCTCGACCACCAGGTCGCGGATGGTCTGCGTATTGGGCGTATCGATTTCGTAGGCCAGGCCGCGTTCATCCACGGTCAGGCGCAGCGTGCCGCTGGCCGTGCGGCCCAGCAGGTAGGTCGGGTCGTGGTTGAACAGCGCTCGGGTGTCCTGGTTCAGCACGTCGTCAAACGCGCCCGGGGCGATGATCTCCACGAAGGTGCCGCCCAACAGGTCGCTACGCTGGTTGAAGACAGCGGCATAGCCGGCGATCTTCGGCGCGCTGCCCTGCTCATCCGGCTGGACAGCACGAAGCTCGCAATGCTGCGCCTGCAGCATGCGTTGTTCGAATTCACTCATGGGTTATTCCTGCTTCGTTACGGGTAACGGCTTGCCGTCGGCGCCGAGCAGCTGCGTGTTGACGTTGAGCAGCATCGAGTCGAGGCCTTCCAGCTGATTGAGGTCTTCCAGCACGCGCACTTCGTTGCGGCTCATCCAGCCATCCTGAATGGCGATGCGGTAGAACTCGGCGCGCTCTTTCGGGGTGCCGCGCAACAGGCCGGCCAGATTGAACTTGACGTAGTAGCCGGCCATGCGCTCGGCGCGGGTGAAGACGCGGCGGTTTACTTCTTCCTCCCAGTTCTTCACCCACGGCATGACCGTATGGCGCACGAACTGGATGGCCTGTTCGCTGATGTTGGAAAACGTGGCCTTTTCCAGGTCGTTGATCATGTGCGCCGGCACGTTGAAGATGCTGGCAATCTCGCTGCGGGTCAGCTTGCGAGTCTCGAGAAACTGCGCATCCTCGGGCGCGATGGTCAGCGCCTTGTAATCGAGGTCGGCGGGCAACAACAGCGTCTTGTTGTCCGAACGTTTGAGCCGTTCCACGGCGGCGCGCCAGACCGTTTTCAGGCGCTCCCAGCTGGTGTTATCCAGCTTCCCGTCCTTGACGGTGACCAGTCCAGTCGGGCGGCCGCCACCTTCGAAAAACTCCTTGCCATAGCGCACCGTGGCCATGCCTAGGCCGATGGTGTCGGCGTTCTGCCGGATGGGGCTGATCCCCATGCGCCGGTGCGAGCCGATGGCGCGCAGGTGAATCATGTCCTCGGGTGACACCGCTAGCGGCGCGCCGTCCTCATCCTGGGTCGAATACACCCAGCGATTGCCGTTCTTCACCAGATCGGTGTGTTGCGGCTCGTGCATTTCCAGCGACAACAATTCACCGCGGCGACTGCGCACCGTGCGCGTGTAGCCGTTGCCCCAGCCGAGCACATGGGCTTGCTTGGTTTCCCGCCAGCGGTAGGAGGTCTGCCAGGTGTTAGGCTCATCGTGCAGCAGGTAATGGGCCGGATGGTCGGTGGCCACCTCGATCCGCCCGTTGACCTTGCGCAGCACGCTCAGCGGCAACTGGGCCATGGAGCTGGACAGCACGTAGATGCAGGCATACACCGCCGTCAGACGCATGGCCGAAGCCGGGCTGACGCTGATGCCCTGCCCTTCGAACAGGTATTCGGTCAGCTCCTTGCTGTTCATCGGCGTGCTGGGCACTTCCAAGCTGCTGCGCTGCTCGAACATCGCGCCCAGGATCATCGCCACACCGCCTTGGCGGCGCCGGCCACCAGCAGGCCGCCACCGACCATCAGGGCCACACCCGCCCCAAACTGGACGTAGAGGCCCGCGACGAACAGGCAAAAGCCTGCCGTCCCGATAGATTCAGGAAGCCATTTCATCGTAGGGGCTCACATAGCTAATAGGTCGTCTTCGGTCAGGCTGGCCAACAGCCCTTCCGGCTCAAATTCGCTGACCATGGCGCGGTTCATCGCCATCAGCGCGGCGACAATGCCGTCGATTTTGCGCATGTCAGTCTTGCCTTCGTCGGCCTTCATCGGCGTGATGCAGCCTTTGAACGGACGCACCACGACGTTTCCGGCCTGCCAGGCCAATACCGGGTCGCTGGAGTGGCGCACGCGACCGGACAGCAGCGCCGCTTCCAGCTCACGCATGGGCAGGTTCATGCTGGCCACGCCGCCGCCCATTTCGACTACATCGGCGCCGTCCTTCTGTAGCTGGTGGGCCAGCTGGGTGGCGCGCCATTTGTCGTAGGCCACTTCCTGCACATCGAACATGCCAGCGAATTCGCCCACCATGTCGCGCACCAGGTCGAAGTCCATTTCCTCGCCGTCGCAGACTTCCAGCAGGCCGGCGTTGGCCCAAGCCTCGTAAGCGGCCTTGTTGGGGCCGCCCCGCTCTATCGCGCCTTCGGGCAAGAACGACTTGCAGAAGATGGTCCAGCGGTTGACCCACTTGCCGCTCCCCGGGACCAGCTCCACCTTGTCCAGGAACACCAGCGACACCGCGCAGATATCCGATTTGCTGGCCAGGTCAATGCCAATCCAGCAGCGTTGCCCCAAGAACTGATCCAGGGTCAGCGTAGGGTCGCCGCACGCCTCCCAGTCGGCCATGTTCAGCCAGGCTTCCTTGGCGCTTACCCAGATGTTGAGGTGCTTGGTCTTGAACGCGTTTTGCCGTGACGGGTAACGCGTCGCATCAGCCTGGCGTTTCAGCAGGTACTCCGCCCCGACCGAGACGCCATAGTTGGGGTTGGCCTTGCGCAGGACCGCCGGGTCTTTCCAGTCGTCGTCCTCGTCAATCGTGTAGATGATCCCGAACAACTCATCGTTCGGCACCGTCCCTTCCAGCTTGTCGATCACCTGGGCGCGCTGCAGGTAGCACGGCCCGGCGATGTTGTAGCCCGCCGTGGTGATGGCGAACATCATCGGCTGATCACGGGCGCCCATGCCGGTCAGCATGGTTTCATAGAGCGCGGCCGAGGTGTGTTCGTGGAACTCGTCCACGATGGCACAGCTCGGCGACTGGCCGTCGCCGGGGTCGCCGATCAGCGGTTCGAACTTGCTTTCGTCACCGATCACCGACAGGTTCTTTGCCGCGACCTGGATACCGAAGGCCTCGACCAGTTCGGGGGTGCGTCGCACCATCTGCCGCGCCGGCTTGAACACCTCCCAGGCCTGCCGCTCGGTGGTCGCACCGCAATACACCTCGGCGCCGAACTCCCCGTCCATGACCAGCATGTACAGGCCGACACCAGCGGCCAGCACGCTCTTGCCGTTCTTGCGCGGCACCTCGATGTAAACCTCGCGGTACCGCCGGCGGCGGGTCTTCTTATCGACCCAACCGAAGATGCTGCAGAAGATAAACAGTTGCCACGGCTCAAGCTTGATCAGCTCGCGCAGCGCCGCCCATTTGCCCTTGGCGTGCGGCAGCAGCTGGATGAACACCGCCACCTGCTCGGCAGTGTCGCGGTCGAAGGTCCAGCGAAAATTACGCTTCTTCGATTTGGCCAGGTCCTCCAGATGGAGCTGACAGGCCCGGCGCACGTACTTGCATGCTGCGATCTTGCCGGCCACCACGTCACGGGCGTACTTGTTCGCCGCGTTTACGTTCGGGTAGCTGGCCATGTCCTAACTCACTTCGAGGCCCGCCCTCCCTTGAGCACGATGAACGGGTTTTCTGGTTTCTCCGGCCCGCCGCTGCCCATCAGGCGCGCACGGCTGGCCGGGTCCAGCCCGAGGGCTGCCCCGAAGCTGGCCAGCTGACGCAGCGCCTCATTGATCACGGTGCAGGCGGGGTTTTTCTTGAGCACGCCCTTGGCGTCCACGACGGTGATGCCATTGCTGGCCACTTCTGCCTCAGCCAGCCGCCACCGCTCATAGGCGGCGCAGAAGACCGCCAAGTTGTGCGTGTCGGTGCGGGTCATGATCCCGGTTTGGGTCAACCACGGTGCAATGGCGCCCCACATTTCAACGGCCCATTCCCCAAGCCACTCCGGGGCGTCTGGGGTTTCCGCCAGCGGCGCCGGCGCGGGGCCGTCCTTCTTGAGTTTTCGCTTGCCGGGATTGCCCTGCAGCAGCTTGAGGGCGGTAGGTTTCGCGGGTCGCCCCATCGTTTAGGCCTCCCGATTTTCTGGAATGCGATTTTTTTTAATTTCGCGGGTGTGTGAAAAAGGCTGGGCGATCGGTGGAGAGAGACGAAAGCTGTAGAGATTTTGTCCCGCCCCCTCATTTGGCCGTTTTTTGACCACTTTTCGCTAATTTTGCCCGCAGACTCTCGCCATCGATTAAGGCAGCCAGATGTACAAACGGACGCTCTGGCACTCCGTCTGCGGCATGCATGTATGCATCAATTGCTGCCACTAACTCATGCAGAACACGCGAAATCAGCTCTGGAATTCCAAGCTTATGAATGTTTTTCCAGGAATACAGCGCTCGATCCAGGTGCCAGTCACCATGGCGGATCAGTTCGGCACTTCGACTGCGCTTGATCGCTTTTTCGCGCAAACGCATAGCCTCACGCGCCAGTCGGACGGCCTGACCGCGCCCGTGCCGACTCTGCCGCCGTTTTGAACTTGTGGCAGTTTTCATTGATGGCAAACAGGTTGGATGGGTCATTCGTTCCCCCTTCAAACTTCGGTATACGGTGATCAACCTCTGTCGCTGGCAGGCGGCGACCATTGCAGACAGGGCACTGGCACAGATAACGATCACGTTTGAGTACTGCCTTGGCAAGCTTGCGCCATGCCCAGTCATAGCCACGCTGCTCAGCAGTGCCTCTTGAAGGGGTGTTCCAACCGCTAGCGAGGTACGCATGACTTTCGCAGTAACCGCTATCGGCCTGAGTCTTACGTGGGCACATCGGCGACCGACAAGGTCGCTTTGCCTTCGGTGGCACACTTCACTCCTTCGACAGTAGGCCGGCACGTTTGGCTAGAAATTGTGTGTACAACCCGCCTGCTACATCTGCACCAATAACGGCAATCACGATCCCAAGACCGGCGGCCAGATAGAGATTGCTCCAGACCGCCATTGCGAGTAGCAGTGTCGCCATTCCGAGCAGGCCTGATGCCAGAAAACGCAACGCAACTCTCTGGAGAATCTGACGCAGGCCCAACTCAGTTCCCGATGCTCGCAGCATTTCACCTGACAACCCGGCCATGCTTAGAAGCACTAAAAGCCAAAGAGGAACATCGGCTAACGCCTGATGCTCAGTATTCATGTGCATTCCTCAATCAACTCCGACCTCCATGGGCTCGCATCTGGCTGATGCCAACGAGTTAGCCATAGGATCGGGAACAAAACCCGCTCGATGGCAAGGCTTTGGAGATGGCATAAAAAAACCCAGCTCGATGGCCGGGTTTCCGAAGGGGCGTCGCGCTGCGTTCACAGCACCACACGCTGCTATAAAAACAGACTCATTCCGTGCGGAAAAGCCTTTTTTCACTACGGGGTCGTCTTGGTCCACTTTGGCTTCTTGGTACGGACATCAAATTCTAGTTCGTGAATAAGAAGATCCCCACTACGAAACGACAATTTGCTAGCTCGGTGAACAGGCGAAATATCTTCAAATTCTGCTATGAGATCTTCTTGAGAGTCCGAATTAGATATAACTGCCTCGTAGCCAAAGCGACATGTCTGGGCATTGATATACTCAATCCATTTCTCATCTGTCGTATCTGCGTGCGCCAAGCCATTGCGTACAAAGTTATCCCGATACTCCGACGCCCCCAGCAACAACATATCCGGACTGATAGGAAATTGAACCACCGTTGGACCACCCAGCTTAATCCTATATGGCTTCTGCTCTCCAAAAGGCAAAGAAGAGTCATACCAGGCGACTGGGTTATCGCTGGTAAGGAACGGCAACCCAGTCTTATTATGAAGCAATATCCACCCGACGCTATCAATAACAGGAGCAATGCCCTTGATGATTTCCACCATTGCGTGAATGCTTTGATGAGGGTCGATTGATATATCGACCTTCTCTAATAGGTCCTTATGACCTTCGGGAGCCGGTGGAAGTTTACCATCACGCTGTAACTTTAGAGCAACGCCTCTTACCGACTCAGCCATTAACGACTCCATTGCATCGCGACAAGCTGGAACTCGTGCACGCTGGAGCGCCATGAAGTTAAAAAGCGCTTCAAGATTGTCGTTAACATTCTCCCGAGACTTAAGCCGTTTTACCAAAGGAGGCCAGCCGCCTTCAAACCCGCAGAAGAAGTCTTCTAAACGGTTGTTATCCATGCCGCCTTCTGGCTTGGGTTGGGAATAGTAATATCTTTGGAATTGTGTTGCATCCGGAACCACTGGGAGTGGTTTTCCATCACCATCCTTTCGGTACACGAGAACGCGCCCATGCTCATTGCAGAATGAATTCAAATACGCCTTGGGAATGAAATGATGCCGTTTTTTCTGGCTCATCCTACATCTGACTCCTTGGCTAAATTTATCATTCTAGCCTATCCACTAAGCTGCCGGACGCATATTTTCTATACAGCAGTCGATCCAGGCAACTCCAGCACGGACCAACTCTCTAGCCTTGCCTTCGCTGATTCCGTAGTTCCGACCTACCCGTAACATTGGCCACTTAGCACCGAAATACAGCCAGATCACATCCCCCATTTGCTGGTCACGCTTCGTGAGTTTTGCGATAGCGTTGTCAATAGCGAGCGCCCAATCATCGCTAATACAGTAGCTCTTGCTTGTCGACACTGCAGGGTGTGCGAGACGCATTAATGCAAGCGAAGGAGACACACATGCCGGGACCCCCGCGCTATCAATCCTCCACCATCCCCATTGCTCCAGAAGATACTCAGTGTCACCCAGCGGTCGCCCTGCCGGTTTTCGAATCATCATGCCTCAATCCCCTGTGTAGTTAACGCCACCAGCGCCAAGCCGGTTGCCTTCCTGATATTGCTCCGCCGGCCCGAATACCCGAGCCGCCCTCAATTGCTCAATCTGCCGTGTCGCGACCTGCAGCCTCATGCTGAGCTGAGTCACCAGTTCATCCAGGGCCAGGGCCTCACCAGTTGCAGCCGCCAACCACCCAGAGGCATTACAGTGGTCGCATGGCAGTTCGTAAAACACGCCCTTGATGACCGCTCTCCCACGGCACAAAGGGCACTGAGCCAGGTCGATCACCGACCTCGTGAGGGCCGGGCCGTGGCTCTTTTTCATCATTTCGAATCCTCGCCTATGGTTGTTTCCTGAATCCCGTTGCAGCCCTCGCGCTGCGCGGCCTGTGGGCCATTACCCGAATCTGCGTTTCTACCCTCCTTCTTCCCGTGGATGCGCTCGAAACCCTTGCTGTCGAGAAACGCATGCCACTGTTCCAGGGCGTCGCGCTTGCGCTCCTCGGCGGTGGTCTGGATGTACACCTGAACGTTGTGGCCCATGGCGTGGTTGATCAGCAGCTCACCGATCAGGAAGTCGATGCCCAGGTCCGCCCAGCAGCCCCTGGCCAGCTTGCGCAGGTCGTGACTGGTCCACTCGCCTTGCCCCAGGCGGGTGAACACCGCGGCGGCCTGCTTCTCGCTCAGGCAGCGCCCTGACCGGCCCGGGAACAGGAAGCGCCCGGTGTAGCCCTGGGCCTGCTGGAACTCGCGGTACTGGGTCAGCAGCGCGCACACCTGGTCGGTCAGCGGCAGCGAGTGCTCCACCCGGGTCTTGGTGTGCTCGGCCGGCAGGTACCAGCGGCGGGTGGCCAAGCTGATGTGCGCCCACTGCGCCATGCGGGTCTCGCCGACACGGTTGCCGTGACACAGCATCAGCAGGGCCAACATGGCGTCGGTGGGTGCCTGGGCGTTGACCTCGACCAGCAGGGTCAGCAGGTGTTCGATCTGTTCCGCACGCAGGCGGGCCGCCTTGGGCTTGATCCGCGCCTTGGTGAAATCGCCGAAGCGCATCCCCGCCATGGGGTTGGTCGCAACCATGCCCAGGGCCTGGGCCTTCTTGAACGCATCGGCCAACAGGCCGAACACCAGGCGCACGTACTCAAGCGACAGCTGCTCCTGCAGCGGCCACACCAGATCGCGATCCAGCGCGCTGCGACTCACATCGGCCAGGGCCATGCCGCCCAGGCGCGGAATCAGGTGGCGGCTGATCGCCGACTTGGCCGTGGCTTTGCGCTTGGCCGACAGGCTGCGGTTACGCTCCAAGCGATCGGCGAACCAGGCCAGCAGCTCGCCCACCTGCTCCCAGCCCGACACCGTGGCGACGTTATCGGCGGCCAGCCGCTGGCGGATCTCCGGCAGTGCGGCCAGCACCACCTTGGTGGACTGGTCGGGATAGGCGCCGATGCGGTGCCAGCGCTTGCGCACCACCAAGTACCAGGTGCCACGCGGGCGGGCCTCGGTGAAGCGGAAGCGCAAGCCTGGATAGCGTGGGTCGCGTAGCAGCACGGCGGACAGGTCGTCCCCCCGGCGGCGTAGCTCTGCGTCAGAAAATGCGATAACCGACGTCATGCAATCAGCACCCCTTCGTTGAGCAACGCGGCCTGGGTGCGCATGACGCCCTCGGCGTGGTACTGCCGCGCAATGTCACGGTCGACTACTCGACTACGATTGTCACAGGCGTCATGGCAGGCGCTGCACGCCCAAGCGCCCTGCATGTCGTGTGGTTTCATGCCGGCGCCGCAAGTGCCCGCCATGCGGTAATGAGCAAGCACGGTGGTTTCTGGGTTGCCATTGCACACCCCGGGAATGCGCACTTGGCACTCCCGGCCGCGTGCGGCCTTGGTCAGCTTCGATTGCCGCATGGGCTGTCTTCTCCATGAAGGTCAATGACGGTGTAAGCGCTCGGCCACATGAGTTGGCCATGCGCGACGGCCGAAGCTTCGTCGCGATAGAGCGCAATGGGTGGATGCGAGGTACTGGAGAGCCCGAACAGATCGGAGCGGCAGTACAGCGCGTATCGGTATTCGGTGAGGTCAGGTGCGGGAAGCTCGATCATCGGACGAGCATCCTGGATCGGATCGCCGCCAGGGCTTCATTCCCCACTTTGGGCGTGCGCTGGCCTGGCACCTCCGCAGGGAGAGCTAGCGGCATTCTCTGGAGCGGCTCACCTGCGACCAGGCGCCGAACGGCAATCGTGTAGTTGCGCTCGAACAGCTTGGCGCTCACATCGGTAGCCAGCTTGTTCAGGTTCTCGAAACCACTTTCCTTGGCGGCATGCCAGACCGCGTCATGGGTCCACTTGCCCTTCCCTGCCATGGCGGGATGCGCGTTACGGCACGCCTCACGGAAGGCAGTAGCCAGCGGGGGAAGACCCAGCATTTCCGGCGAAGGCTGGCACCACTCGATGAACTTCCCGGGTGCCGGGATGAACTCGCGGCCGGATTGCCGGCAGCGCATCAAACCGAACTGCAGTTGCTCCGGGGTGTTGATGCCAGCCTCGAGAAATGCAGTTAGCCACTGCTGCTTGGCCGCCTTGTACGTCGCCTCATCCGGCCATGCCTGCTTCCAGGCGCTGCAGATCGTGCGCAGATCACGGAACAGGTCGTTGATCACCCCCGCAGTTTTGCGATTGAGCTCGGCCTTCACGTCGGCAGGCAGCGAGTAATCCGAGGGCACGTATTGGCCAGTCTGGACCTTTGCCCACAAGCCATGGGCCACGGTTGCAACCTGATTCATTGGCCGCCCCCTTCCCCGATCCACGATGTGTCATCGTCATCAAAGCTGGAGCGCTGCGATCCACCGGTACGAACAACGGGCGAGCGAGCAGCACGGGCGAGATCGGATTTGACCCAGCTGACCAGAGCGGCCAGCCACTGCTTTTCGGTTTGGGCCACGCCCTTGGCATCGTGGTGGAGCACAAAGCCGGATATGGCAACCGCGTTGAACTGATCCAGGGTCAGACCTGCCCGACGGGCGTAGGCCTTCAGCAATTCCGGATTCGGTTCCCAGTCGAGGGACATTGCGAATGGCTCGCGCAGAGAGAGAGTAGATTGGTTCAATGACGGATTGGGTGCAGCTGCTGCACCCCGTTCTGCGTTTTGCTGCACCCCGTTCTGCTGTGAGCTGCACCCCGTGCGGTTTCCTGCACCCCGTTCAGGACGGGGTGCAACAGATGCACCCCGCTTAATCAACAGGTCGTAAACGACAGGGCGACGGTCACGGCGATCGATATGGGCAGCAGCAATTGCCTGGTTACCCTCAGCGATCCAACCGGCCTGGGCGAGCTCATCTAGCTTCAGCCGTACTGTTCGCTCAGAAAGGCCGGTGTCGTCAGAGAGAGTCCCGGCAGAAGGGAATGCCCCTCTTCCATCGCTGCCTGCGTAGTTGGCGAGGCAGAGCAGGACATGACGGGCTGCAGGATTCTCGAGTGCAGCTTTGGGAATGGCGAGTGCCCAGGTCATAGCTTGTACGCTCACGCTTGCCACCGTTGCGATGGACATAGAGCGACAGGCGCAGCATTGCGCGCAGCATTGGAGAAATGCATAATTGATCCCGATTCAGAAGTTGAGAAAGCCGGGCTGCCACCCGGTTTTTTTATGCCCGCGATTTGGGTACTGGATGAATTAGCAGGTGTTTTGGCCATCTACTCGCACAAGGCTGGCTAGATCAGAATCTGCACCACTTGGCGTCAGACCTCCGGCTGAAACAGGGAAAACATCATCCAGGGCGCAAGTCGCTCCAAGTTGATTTAGGGCCGAGACGATCTGTCTTGCCTCTTCCAGCCCTGGGGCCCTCCGCCCCGCCTCATAATTGGCGAGCCGTGATTGGTTCCAATCGAGCTTTCGCCGGAGACTGGCCTGACTGATACCCGCCCCCTTTCGGATCTGTCGAACGTGGTTCATAGGGGTTCCTCTTGACTGGGCCCCAGGATAAACACGTAACGTGTTATTTTCAATCACGAAGAGTGAAAGCGAGCTATTTCGTAACGTGATTACAATCACGGCTATGAAAGAGACCCTCGGACAACGCATCAAACGCCACCGCAAGGCTGCCGGGCTCTCCCAGGCCGCGCTGGCGACTGCCTGCGGCTGGAAATCCCAATCACGGGTGGGCAACTACGAAACTGATACGCGGGAGCCATCTCTCGCGGATCTGCGCCTAATCGCAAATGCGATTGGTGTGGATGAGTCGGAAATCATCTTGGATTACAAACCGAGCGCCCCGGAAGCGGGCGCTGAGGCTGTCGAATCAAACGCGACGATGATTGGCCCATTTGATGTGTGGGATGACGAAACGCCATTGGATGGAGATGAGGTATACGTGCCCTACCTGAAAGAGGTCGAGCTTTCAGCAGGCCGAGGCCGCACGGTTGTTGAGCAATCACATACGCGCAAATTGCGGTTCGGCAAAATCACCCTTCGCCGACAGAACGTGCAACCGAGCGAAGCAGTTTGTGTGACCGTTGGCGGCAATAGCATGGAGCCCGTGCTACCCGATGGAAGTACAGTCGGCGTTGATCAGGGTGCCACTACCGTAATCGATGGCAAGATGTACGCAATCAACCATGGCGGCCAGCTGCGGGTGAAAACCCTATACCGCTTGCCTGGGGGTGGGATCAGGATGCGCAGCTTCAACCGTGATGAGCATCCTGACGAGGAATACAGCGCAGAAGAGATGGTCGCTAAAGAGATCGTCATTCTAGGGAAAGTCTTCTGGTCCTCGGTCCTCTGGTAGCACTCCTTTCGCCAACCAAGCCCGGCTAAATGCCGGGCTTTTTGTTGCTCGACTGAAAAATAATCACGTTTCGTGTTGACACCAATTAACACAATACGTGATATTTGCCTTCGCCGGATCGACACCGGCCAGCAACGAAGGCAGCGATGAACAGGCCTCAACTGTTCAGAGGGGTGGCAACTGCCCTGGGCGTGCAGCGTAAAGCGCCAATGCAGTTTTCCAGCGGGTGAGCACCGCGGCTGGAGCAAAAACAGATTTCACCGGCTGGCCTTGGAAACAGGGCCAGACGGGAAATCAACCGTCCTGAGAGCAAGACGATGACCAAGGCCGAACAGCTCCTGAACGCAACTGGCGAGGAAATCAAAGCCGCCGCACTCCGCCGCGAGATCCTGGACCACGCCACGCAGTTCACTTTCGACGACGGTAGCTCGATCCAGTGCCGAAAACTGTCTGGTAGATCTGCCTTCGCTCGTAGTGGCTGGCACCTGAAATCCAACTGAGCATCCAGTACCACGTCCGCCTGACGTTAACTGCCCGATCACCTGGTCTTCCCCAGCACCAGGCTGCATCGGAGAGCCCTTCCCGACCCTACATCAACATGTTCAGGGAGACAGGCGGGAACGGCTCTCCAATGCAGCCCCAACGGAAGTGAATTGCAATGACAAAGTCATTCAAGCAAATGATCAAGGATGGCGATGTGCGCCGCGCAGACGCCATGAAGGTGAAGCTGGAAGATCTCCATGAGGAACCCGGCTTTAACTTGCGCACTGAGGGCGATGCGCTCGAAGCAAGTATCGACGCCCTTGCAGAGTTCATCGCCGGGGGCGGCCAGATCCCTCCACTTGAGGTGCGACCTCGCGCAGAAGGTGGCGTATGGGTAGTCGATGGCCATCGGCGCCGTCGCTCACTCCTCAAGCTCGACAACGCCGGGCGGTTACCTCGCACGCCGAGCAAAGATCCTACGCAACCTCCTGAGGCTTGGATTGCGGTCACCGCCTTCGAAGGCAGCGATGCAGATCGAGTCGCACGAATCATCACCAGCCAAGAAAACGAAAAGCTTTCCCCTCTTGAGCTGGCCGAGGGCTACAAGCGATTGCGAGCCTTCGGATGGACGCCCGACCAGATCGCCAAGAAAGTCGGTAAGACACGACAGCATGTCGAGCAGGTGCTCACCGTGGGCAATGCAAACACCGACGTGCAGAACCTAGTAGCAGCCGGACATGTATCGGCGACCACAGCCGCCCAGGTTGTCCGCGAGCACGGAGACGGTGCCGGGAAGGTACTAGGCGCTGAACTGGAAAAAGCTCAGGCCAAAGGAAAGAAGAAGGTCACGGCGGGCACGATGAAAGGCCCGACGATCCCTAAGCCTAGGCTCGTCGCCGTGCACACCGCTTCATGCAATTTGATTGCATCGCTGGACTCCATTGACGAAGACAGCGGGCATCTCACTCTGCCGACCGCGCTAGTCCTTGAGCTGCGTAAAGCCCTGGAAGGCGCTCTACCGAGATAACTCATGGAAACGATCACCTGCGGCACATGGACAGGCCATCTTGGCAAAGGGTTGGCTCCACGCGAGCTGGAGGCGCTGCTCGGCGTCGCCCAGGGCATGACCGCGAAACAGATTGCCCAGCAGATGCAGATCACCCCAGGCACAGTCGCCAACCGCATTGAAAACGCGATGTTCAAGCTCGGCGTGGCCCGACGGGCCGCTGCGGTGGCCGAAGCCATGCGGAGGCAGATCATCAGCCCGCTATGCATCGCCCTCGCCGGCCTGATCGCGATGCATGCGGTCATTGATGACAGCGATCCACTGCGCCGCGACCGCAGGGCGCCAGAGCGGCGCACAGCCCAGATTCGAATCGTTCGTAAGGCCGAGGCCTTCGAGCACCACGCCTGAAGTGTCCCGAGAAAATCTAATGCAAGCAAAAATGCCTCAAACCTTGGAGTACAAAATCGCCTTGCTAAAAATCTTGCTTCTGCGCTCAAGGGCGGTACGGAACGAAACCCACGCCAAGATCAAACAGACGCCGCCGCGCTTACTGCGGCATAAACCGTTCGTAACTAGAACGCTTAACATTAATTAGCTTTTCCGAGTTCTTTGGTATTACAGCAGTTACTTTATTAAATTGACCGTCCTTCACCCCACCCAAAACAAACCTATCGCCATAACCAGCTAATATAACATACTCCTTTCCATCCATCTCAAAAGACGAATAGCTAGTTTTGAATCTAGCTGCGGCCTTCCCCACACCTACAGTCATTGAAGAAAAAACCAGAACCACGAAACACATAACCGATACTGCAACCAATTTATCCCAAAATTTTGCCGGACGTGATGACGGACGCGAACCGTCTATGTCTCTGATTCCTTCGGCATCAGCCGCCGCCGCCATAGCGCTTGACCAGCCCACCTTAATTGCCTTAAAGGCCACTGACAATAGTGAAATGAACATGAGCCCCACAGTGAACCCGACAGCTATGTAGGTGGCAATCTTGCTAAACCCAGTTGTGTACACCCCGATAAGCAGCGGAGCAGGCATTAGCAACTTGATTGCCCACCATCGCACCTCTCTCCTCCTATTTGTCCCTAAGTTAAAAAGAAGATATCCATAAAGGCATAATGGCACGAAAGCCAAAAAAACAAACATCAGCGCAGGAAGCATCATCTTTAGATCTACATCAATTAGCTCCCGCGAAATACCAAGCTCATCAGCGTAGCCAATTTCATACATCCAGGCCATATAGAAGGCTATGACTGGTAGCAGAGCCAGCATTACACCTTCTTTGAATTCAAACCGCATAACCTATCCTAGTTATCCGCCTGCAATAGGTGGAGGCTACCTAAATTGCCAACATGCTGCCACCACTACGGAGGGAGGCGCACGCGCAGGAGACACCCCATGCAACTCGACATAAACATCGAAGGAATCGTAGCCGCATCAGTAGCCGCCGCGCTGAGCCCGGAAAAGCTGCAGCCGATCATCAGCAAGAACGTGGAGAGCGCAGTCAACAGCGCGATCCAAGAGCAGTTCAACTGGAACTCACCGTTCAAGAAGCTGCTGGAAGAGAGCCTGGCGGGCGCCATGCCTACCAAGATTGCGGGCCTGGGCCGCTACGGGGATCTGGTGCTCAAGACTGTCTCCGCGATGATCAACGACTACCAGGAACAGGCGCTACGCCAGACCATCACGGAAAAGCTCGCCAAGGTGCTGGAACCACTGCCAGCTCGAATCAAGCTCTCGGAGCTGATCGACCAGCTGACCAGGGCCTTCGAAGACAGCCACCTCCGCGACGATAGCGAGGCGCCGACGTTCATCATCGAGAAAGGCACGGGCTACTCGTCCACTTCCGAGTACTGGCACCTCTATGCCGATGCTAACGAGGGGGTAGATAAGTACTCCTGCCAGGTGCAGATGGCGTTCACCGGCAAGGGTGAGTGCTACTCGCTTCGCGTTGGCGAAACAGACATGAAGAAGTCGCTGATTATCGGCAGCGCATACGGCGCCGAGGCCCTGGTGCTGAACCTGTACACGGGCGGCACCAAGGTGGAATACGAGCAGGTGTACGTCGGCGAAATCCGCTACAGCGAAGAAGCCTACGACTGACTTTACTGCGCTGCTGGCAGCGCTTTAGGAGTCCGCCCCTTTTACCTGGCATACCCCGTTGGCTCGGTTCTTACCGGTATACGAGACATCCGGCGAGCCGTCCGGGTTGATCGACAGCGAGATTGTCACCCCGCTGCCTTTGGCTTCGAAGTAGTTCTCGTTGAACTTCTTCAGCTTGCCTTCTTTGCCATTGATGTAGATCGGGCCGCCCTTGTCAGCGTGCACCTCGATGTTTCCTGGGCATGTCGCGTTCAGCAGTGGAATACCAGCCTGGGCAGCACCAGACACCACCAGCAATGCCCCCAGCAGTAATCGCTTCATCTCATGCTCCTTGAGTGAATTGACCGAGAGGGAAGAAATAGCCCAATTCGGCGCTGCCCGCCAGCGTATCAGCCCTTCCGGTATACCTCAGGTGACCAGGCGCTGCAGAAAACGATGACGCCAAAGATCAGCAGATAAAGCCAGTGTTGGCTCGGGTACGAGAAAGACCCTACCTGGGCGACCAAAAAAGCAGCGCCGCCCGCATCCAGACGCTGCCGGCGGGTGAACCTCTGCTGCAGCGCTACCAGCTTTCTCTTCCATCCCATTACCACTCTCCTTGTTTGGTAAGCGGCGAAGCATATCACTTGGCGCTGCCCGCCAGCGCCTTCCCCTATTCAACGATAACGCCGACCTGGTGAGGGCGGCGCCTGCACGCAAGGACAACGACATGACCGAACAACAGCACGACGAAAGCAAACTCGAACGGATCATCCGCAAGATCAAGCGCTGCCTGGCCCTTTCGAAAAGCTCGAACGAAACCGAGGCGGCCACAGCTATGCGCCAGGCTCAGGCTCTGATGAGAGAGTACCGCCTCACTGAGGTAGATGTTCGCCTCAGCGACGTCGGCGAGGTCGAATCTGACAGCTCAAGAGCCAAACGCCGCCCAACCTGGGCTCGAGACTTAGGCTCGATTGTTGGGGACGCCTTCGGAGTTAGGTCATTCTCCCGACGCCAGTGGTGCGCGTCGACACGTAGAGTCATCGAACGAGAGCTGTATGTGGGTGTGAATCCGGCTCCCCAAGTCGCGATGTATGCATATGAGGCGCTACTGACCAAACTCATGATCGCCAGGCGTGACTACGTGTCTCAGGTTCGAGCAGGCAAACAACGCAGCGATTACTCGCCAGAGACTGCTGGGGATCATTTTGCACTGGCCTGGGTATCGGCTGTATACGACAAGATCCACGAGTTGGTGCCGCGCGGTGAAGAAGATCACGCCATCGGGCAGCATTCCTCTGGACGCGATCTCATGGCAGTAGAAGCGCAGGACCAAGCCTTGATCGAGCAGTTTTTGACTGGTAGGGCGATTGGAAAGGCCCGCAAATCGCGAGACGTGGAACTTGACCTCAATGCCCAGATCGCCGGTCTACTAGCAGGCCGGCGTGTAGAACTGAATCCTGGCCTGGCGACCGGGAGCGAATCCCAACTCCAGCTCGCAAGCGTTTGAGGCATTCCCGTGCCTCCAGAAAGCTCGCATGCGGTGAACAGATCTACCTCCACCCGCCAGCCACGAACGTCTTCGCCCGGAGCACTCCCCAGAGCAAGGCCCGACTCATCGTTTCATTCGGCCTGGAGCTATACGTCTCCTCTACGATTCGGTCCCCGCTGTTGGCGTACACCCCGATGAAGAGCTGCGTTTCGCCTGTCCGCGAGAGTCGGGCTTGCACGTCGATACTCCTGCCGTCATCAAGAGTTTCCTCATGATGGCGGAGGTGAAGCGCTGGGTCTGCCCACGTCCGGAATTTCTCACCGCGACATCTCATATCGATCTCCTCTGATACCTCAGTAGGCGCGGTAATCAGAGAGATAGATATCCGTTTCGCTTAAATGCGACCAGCGGCCAAAGACTGGCAGTTCCTGGCAGATTTGACACCTAACCCCGAGATATCGAGGTACGGTGCCGATAGCCGTCGATTAGTCACATATCGTCTGGGTTGTTCGGAGCTGAGTCGTTCTCTTCGCCGGTCTGCAGGTCAGCGAATTTAATCCACTCATCAAAGGCAATTCGATGGGCTTTGCACGTCTTCTCCCAGTCGACCCCGCTCATTCGACCGTAGGCCACCTGGTTCATCGTGGCGGCAATTTGAGCATCAAGCTCTCTTAATAGCTTATAGGCCTGATAACGGCCTTCCTTTGCGCTTGGCATGTAGCTCACCTCACTGGTGGGATAGATGAGCTATCAGCTTCAACGGCTCATTACGGTGGACTCCGCCCTTACCTAGTCTGTTCCATGCATTGACTGTCTTACCTTTGCCTCCAACTGCTGTCACGTTGGTCTCACACAGGCTCACCAGTCGGGACGTCTCAAAATCGCCCGATTTCCGATCGGCTTTCAGGATAAAGGTGAAGCTCCCAGTGAGTCCTTGGCGAAGCTCCTTCGGCATCAAGAAGCCGAAGTGAATCAACCAGGAACCATCATCGAGACGGAACGTATCGCTACGGTAGCGCTCCACTTCTGCTTCAGTAATGCCAATCTCAGCTGCCACTTCTCGATTGGTAGGTTCGCGATCCATCGGTGATGCTCCTTCTGGCCTTGCGCCGGGATGCCACCAATACGCCGCAACACGCGAATAAATCGCACTGACAGTTGCCGGCGGCGCCTGTTCTAGCTGCATGATCCTTTACTGGTCGTGGCTCATCGCCTTCCTTGAAGCGGTGTTGAGCTATTCGCCCCGAGTTTTCACTGCACGCTAGAAAGCCGCCTTTTGAAGACGGCTCTAAGCATCATGATCACGATTTTACTGACTGCCCTTTGGCCCAGTGGGCCTTAGGTAAGCTTCGGTTAAAGCCGCTGACACCTGAGGGGACATTCTGAATTTCCCCGCCTTTGGACAAGAACTGTTCAATCTTTTGCTTCAGGTGCAAATGCGCCTGATGCGTCGCGGATTCGTACATGTTCTTACCCCTTCGATGAGCCGGACGAATGCCGACTCGCTCCCCACTATACCCCTTTACCCCGATTGGTGCGGGTAACGGGGCTGCATATCCAAAGAGACCATCATGGAAACCGAGATCCTTTCGGACGAAGAGCTGGCCGACCTTACCGGCTACAAGGCCAGAGGCTGGCAGCGCCGCTGGCTCAATGATCGCTGCTGGCACTTCGTCGAGAGCCGCGGCGGCCGCCCTCTCGTGGGGCGCCAGTACGCCCGGATGAAGTTGGGCGTAACACCGGAGGTGGTCACCCTGGCTCCTCCCCCGCTGCCACCGACTACCACCTGGACACCAGACTTTTCGAAAGTGAGATGACATGCGCCCGCGCAAGACTGAGAACCGCCACCTCCCGCCCCGACTGTACGAACGAAAGCGCAAGCGTAAAAGCGGCAAGATCTGGGTCAGTTACTACTACCTCGACAGATCGGGAAAGGAGATCGCCCTAGGCGCCGACCTGAATATCGCACGATTAAAATGGGCTGAGCTTGAAGCGAAAGACAAGCCTCATGATCTGCTTCTGATGAAGGCGATCTTCGATAGGTACCAGCGAGACGTAATCCCCAAGAAGGCAGAACGGACGCAGAAGGACAACCTGGCAGAGCTCCGCCAGCTTCGCCCCTTCTTCGACGCGGCGCCTATTGAAGCCATAACGCCGGCCCTGGTCGCACAGTACAGGGATGCCAGATCAGCGCCCGTGAGGGCAAACCGGGAGATCGCGCTTCTGTCCCACGTCTACAACCTGGCCCGAGAGTGGGGCTTCACCACGAAGGAGAACCCTTGCCAGGGCGTGCGTAAAAACAAGGAGACGCCGCGGGACTTCTACGCCAATGACGCGGTCTGGAGTGCGGTGTATGCGAAAGCAGTTGAAGAGCTGAAGGTCGCCATGGACCTAGCGTATTTGACGGGCCAGCGTCCTGCGGACGTGCTGGTGATGAGGAAGGACGACATCGAGGACCAGGCCCTCGGCGTCAAACAGAAGAAGACCCACAAGAAGCTGCGGATCATGCTGGAGGCGGATGGATTGGCAAGCGGCCTGGGCGTTCTGATCGCAAAGATCTTGAAACGCAACGAGGCTCACACCTCGCCTTACTTGATTCTCACCGAGGCGGGCAAACGGGTCACAGCCGCAATGCTACGACACCGCTGGGATGATGCCCGAGAGCAAGCAGTGAAGGAAGCTGTAGCAGCCGGAGACCAGATGCTAGCGGGCCGGATCAGCCAATTCCAGTTCCGCGACATTCGCCCGAAGGCGGCCTCGGAAATCACCGATGTCGACCATGCCAGCCTGCTGCTTGGCCATACGAAAGGAGACATAACCGAGCGGGTTTATCGACGCGTCGGGGCACTCGCCAAGCCGACCAAATGA